AGCTGAAAGAATTGTTGTTGTGCCTGAGGTCACAGCAGAGATTGTGCAAGTTCCTGCGCCTTTGTTAAGAACTGTGATTGCTGTGCCTACTGGGAACGCTACTGAGGCGTTGGTAGGAATCTTAAAGGCTACTGCTGTCGCCTTGTTCATAGGGACTAAAGTCTGGTACTGATCGTCCAAGACCGCTGTGTAGTCTGCTGTAGCGTCTGCATCGACTGTAAAGGTCACTAGACCATTTACGGTTGCAGCTGTCAAAATATCGCCTGTTGCTGCTGGTAGTCCTGTTGCCATTATATCTCCTAGTAACCCAATGTAGATGTGCCGATTATACCGTAATACGAGCTTCCAACGATGAAACCATCGGCTATTGGCTCAAGCGTTGTAATGTTGACGGTCATCTTGTTTGGCGTGATTGACCAATTAACGCCTTGGAACTGTAGGTTCTTTACAATAGTCGAGCCGTCTGGCTGGACATTCGTAATAAGCAGATTGCTGAAGTAGTCCAACCCAAGCATTGTGTCTGTTGGGACTGCTGGGTCTAGTAGATCAACTGTCATCTCGTCAATGCGGATAGTTGTCTCTTGACGGGTAGCAATGTATTCCTTGGCAATCTCAGAGACGATGGTATCTGTCTCAGCTACAAGGTCAGTCTGTGTAACTGAGTGAGGAAAATATTTATCAACTGAAGTCTGATTGGTTACAACCTGAACTGTGCCGCCTACGCGTCCTAGGTTGGCTTGGTTAATGATGAGTTTGTCATCAAAGGCATACTTAAGATTCTTGTAGGGAATCCCACCAGTTTGATTAAAAGCTGTTGGAGCAATTGCCAAAGAAGCCATGACCTGCGCTCTGGACTTAAAGACGGCTGTCCCTGAGCCATCGCAATAAAATGCCCCTGTTTCTGAGAATTCTGCATTTTTGATGGCTTGAAGGCTTGTACGATTAGTTGAAGGATCAGCAATACAAGTATTAGCACCTGCCGCGATTGTACGCATTGTAGAAGGGAATGAGACTTGATCTAGTATTTTGCCAATGCGAGTGCCTGTTGTTTGCCCCGCGCCTGAGTCCGTGATGGTATTGACGTTAGCCATATTGAATAAGCGAAAAGCATCTTGGCAGACAATATCAACATAACCAGTTTCTTGATTGACTGGGTAGGTATAGCGGTATTCGATTGCATACCCCGAAAATAAGAATTTTGAAGTTGTTGCCGTGGTTGCAGATACACGCAATTTTCGAAGTGGCACAAGGTAGCCATAATAGGGGCTGGCTGTGTTCTGGGGATTAAAGTAACTGAGAGGGTCTAAGACTCTGACTGTGCATTGTCCTGCCTCATACTGATCGCGCTGGATATTTCGCCCACGGGTAATGCTTATTTCATAGACATTAGGAGTCAAGTCAATGACAGGTTCACTACCAGAGGCTTCTGCTGCAAGAAGGGCAGTACCAATAATGCCATTTTTAGTATCTCCAAGTACGAGACCTTGAAAACCAAAGGTTGCGCCGTTTGAAAAGTCAAAAGAAACGGCTATCTGCGCTGGGAGTGCCATTAACTGAACATACCTGCGATTCTACCAATTTGAGATGGTGAACCCGAAAGGCTTGAGAGTTGCGCTCCTGCTAGGACTTGATCAATGAGTTGCTGTTCGCGGATTACATTGCCTTGAACTTGCACATTGATAATTGTGTCACCTGTTGGTGCGCGATATCCTGCATAGGATTGACCAAGGGCTGTGTATCTGGCAGAGTCGAGAGCCAATACAGCCGCTTCTGCTGCATTTGAACCTGAAGCTAATTGGAACGCTTGTACGGCGTTAAATGCATCCTGAACCAACGCATTGCTAGAAACGGTTTGTGACACAGAACTCGTTGTATATCTGTTGCCGTTGTTTCCTTGATAATTACCACCATAAGGATTGTTTGGATCAGGGAATTTTAAGTTATTCAACTTGTTCATGAAATCTTCAAGCCAAGTGTCTAAGAAAGCAAATGGGTTCTTTATTTTGGCATCGCCAATACTTAAGAAGTAAGCATATAAGCCAGCTGATGCGTCCTGAGCCATCAATATCTTCTTGGTTAAGTCAGTTGCTAGAACTGCATTGCCATTAAGAATGGCTGCTTGAGCTTGGAGACGGGTGCGATCTTCTTCTGAAATGTTGCCCTTAAGTGCTGCAAGGATTTGAATCTGCTCAAGGTCAAAGACCGAACCAGCCTTCTTTAAATCAGCTTGTTTCTTTTGCTCTGCTGTTAAATCTTTCTGTGCCTTGACTTGCTTGGTTGTGAGAGTTGCTAATTCCTTGGCTCTCTTAGCTGCTGCTGCTTCTGCTGCGCGTTGCTGAGCTGTGCGAGCTGCTGTACCTGCTGGAGACTTAGAACGGTTGGTTGATGGCTTGCTTTCCAACATGCCAGCAAGTGATCCATTAGCACCAGTTAGTCCACCAAAGGAAGTAAGGAAGTCAAGACCCTTATAAAGTCTCACCAACCCACCAATGGCAAAGCCTGTAGCTACTGCTATGCCGTTGATTGCCTTGGCTATATTGTCAATTGCTTTAACCGCGTCTGAAGTCTCTGTGCCACCAGCCATGAGAGCAAAGGCATCTACTAGACCTTTGCCAATTGTCTCCTTGGCGTTGTTGCTTGCCAGTGCTAAAGCATCGAGCTTGTATTGAGTAGTCTCAAGATATGCGCTTGCAGCTCCAGCAGACTTAGTAAGCATAATTCCAAGAATGTCAGCAAATGACTTTGACTTGAGTTCTGCTTGAGTAAGACCTGTGTTGTACTTTTTAAGTCCGCGAGTAATCCCCACATAGCCAGAGGCAAGGTCTTGTGAGACCGTTGCTAAATCTATGCCACTTGCTCGTGAAATTTGAATAGCATTGTTAAGAAGTTCTTGAGACTTAGTTAATGATCCTGTAGTGGTCAATAGAGCCTGAAACGCTGGACGAAGAATGTCATCGGCAATATTGGAAGAAGTTTCTAAATCCTTTATAAAGGTAGCGACTTTAGCTTGAGAGAATGAGAGTCCTAGGTTATCAACCGCCGTTGCTAGACGCCGTGCCGCTGCCTCATCTGCTGCAAAGGCTTTAACTGCTGCCTTGCCATAAGAAATCATTGCGGCAGAACCGAGTGCTATACCAAGGCTCTTGCCTAACTTGCTTACTTGCTTCTCAAGTGTGTTGGTTGCTTTGCTGGCCTCGAAGAAGGCTTTGCGGCCAATAAACTCGGAGGCAATATCTACTCTTAATTCGCTCATTTAATGTGTCCAGTCTTAGCATTGAACTTAGCCGCAGACTTCTCTATTGCCTTGAGAACGCCATCTTGCGCTTTGCCACGATCTTCATCGAAAGCTCTAAAGATTGCTCGACCTGTCATCTTCTGATTTCTGCCTACAAGCTGACCGTTCAAGCGAGGTGTAAAGTTGCCAGTAATACCAGACTTGCGCCCTGCTGTCTCGTAGATTGCTCCAGCCGCAGACTTATTCAAGATAGAAGCCAAAGACCTAAAGCCTCTGCGATTGCTCTTGCTTGGACTTGTCTTGTATGTAATTCCACGGCGAGCAATGCCAGCATCGTAGAATCGATTAGACCATCGACCTTTAGCATTGGGCTGTTTCAGCCAGCCTGAAGGTGCTTGGTCATTGCTAGGAAGAAAGCCACGAGCCTTGCTTGTTACAGGCTTAAGGAATGAAGCCATCTCTTTAGTAATTTCCTTTGAGAGATTAGGTTCAAACTCTTTAATTGCTTTTCTAAGAGCGGTTGCGCCTTGCAGCTTTACTGGCATCGCTTCGCTCCTTCGCTATGTCCCTAAGGACTTCTAAATGTGCTTTGAACGCCATAGGAGGCAATTCAATAATGGTATTGAAGGGAACTCCATACTCGTAACTCAAGCGAGCTGCGGTATAGGTGAGGGAGTTCCGATCTACCCTAAAGGGTCAGACTCTAAGACCTCAACTGACTTGAGTGTCTCAAGGAACTGTTCCCCGAAAGGTTTGACTGTTTCACC